CGGTCGTAATGGCAGCTAGACAAAGAACCGGATTGAATGTTTTTGATAACCCAGATTTCAGTATGTCAGCGGATGAAGTTGGAACTATCGCACTTCAAATGTTACAAAATCCACTTTTGCGTGATAGAATCCAAGTTAATCCCCCGGCAGCAGCTACATATACAGAAAGTAGTGCACGAAAGGCTTTTCAAGACATCAATGGGGGAAAGAAAAGAGGAGGAAGAAGAACTCGCAAACATAAAAAACGTAGAAAGAAAACGCGCCACCGTCGAAAAAGAGGTAAAAAAACACGACATAAGAAAAAGAAACGCACTCGTAAACATTAAATAAATTTATTCAAAATTATTAATAAATTTATACTTCACTTAAGTAATGCGTAGCTTTATTAATGCCATAAAATAAGCCACCAAACAATAATGTTTTCACTAAATAACCCGATATGTTATGCTGTCCGTCCTTCATAAATAATGCCGGGAAAACTTTTAGAAATTTCTTTTGAAAAAAAGGCATTTGAAACACGAAAAACAACGCCATTATTATTACGGGCATTTGTAATTCACTATATAAAATATCCAACTTATCTTGTTCCTGTTTGGTACTTTTATTTTGTTGCATCAAGGACTGCATAGTATCGTGTTGACCAATATAATCGTTTTTTTCTGTTTCTGGCACATAATTTGGTTGTATCTGAGGGTCCTGCATATGCGATTGTGTTTGCATAGGAATATGACTGGTAGGTAGGGAAGTCATCCCAGTAGAGGATGCTTGTTGTAAACCCATAACAATTTTATTAATTGAATCGGATGATAATTCTTGGGGTGATAACGGTGGTTGTTCAGAAGGAATTTCAGTTTTTTCTAATACAACCCTGTTCTGTTTTTCGGTATTACCACCTGGTAGATCATCTATACTAGTTGAATCAGAAGCCATATAATAATATCTTATATTGATAGATGGCTTGTATTACGCAAATTCTACACTTTTTTTCGTCTTTGTGCAACTTTCGGATTTTGGATTAAATTTATAACATTTATCATCATATTTAAAAATTTGTCCCTTAATCTTGCTTAATGGAGCAGCTCTAAATATTAAACAATTCCTTTTATTGCACGCCTTTCTAAATAATGTGGCTAACCCAAATCCCAATAGCATAGAAATAATTATTTGACCTAAAGGAGCATATAATAATCGTTTAAAATTGATATTCATATATATAAAGACTATAAAACTTATTTCTTCGCTTTCTGCCCTTCTTGTATAGGATATTTCCGAATTAAGTCATCTCTCGTGGGACAAGTAACTTGTTCAGCATCAAATCCAAAACAGGCACCGCTTTTGTCTTTATACTGCATTTTGTGCAGATTATCAGGATTAGGATAGACATATATTATGTCTGGTCTAGGACTTCCTATGTAAACTAAAAAAATACCGATTGCCAAACTAATAATAAATGCTGGTATATTTATAAATTTCATATATATATTGATTTTATTTTTTATCCGATATGATTTGCCCAGATTGATATTCAAAATCTAATTTTTTTAAAAGAGTTTTCACCTGTTTCATAATAAAAAAACCGGTTTCTTCTTGCTCCATCATAGTAACAGCATATTTGCTTTCACGCATGTTGGTCATAAGAGGAAAAATTTGTTCTACATATAAATTTAACGCTTGCTTCAGAATTTGACTCGATTGTTCTATGTCATCTATATCTGCCATATATTCAGCAATTAAATCTTTAAATGATGTAATTAATTGTTGTAATTGAGCATTTTTGATATCTATATATTGTTTAATGGGGATTTTTCTAGGCGCATCATCCTCATGTCCATCTACCCTTATTTCATTTTCCGATTCAATAATCCCTGTTAGCAAAGTCAACTGTTTTGTCTGTTCTTTGTAAGTAGTTTTATCAGTTGTAAATTGATCGGTAATTTGTTCTTCTGTCCTTAAACCAAAAAGTAAATCCAATTTTAAATCAATTATATCTGCCTTAATTTCATTTAAACTGTCTTGTGTCATTTCTGCAGCAGTAGGGAGTAACATCCATTTTCCTGGTCGAATTTGGATATCTAAAGCGCAAGGAGCTTCTGTGTGACCACATTTAGCAGTCAAGAGGCTTCTACCATTAATTGTATCAGTGAATATTGTTCCTCCGCTCTGTTTACAATTAATACATCCAATGCGCAGATTTTTTAGTTTCTTTTTAATTTCACCAACACTTAATCCTCTGCTGCTTGCCGTAAGTTTTTTTTTTGCATTAGTGTATTTGTTATCATATTCGCCTTTTAATTTATAATATAGAGTCATTGCTTCCTCTACTTTGGATGAATCATGAGATGACGGAGATTTAGGTGTTAATGATAGTGTTTTAATATCTTCTTGAGGGGGAGTATCATCGGGACCCCATGTAGGACTTTCTGGCAAGGGTGATTCGTCGCCCTGGTCGTCTTCGGTTGCATCGGAAGTTAGTGGAACAGGCAATTTACCGGAACTCTCAGTAAAAGTGGGAGTATCCATTTATATTTATACGGCATAATAATTTTTATGCAATACCTCAAAACCACTTTCAAATTTAGGGAGATTTGTGATAATTTCATTATTCATTTTTTTCCTTTCTTCCCTTAATGCCTTAATTTTTACCATCACATATGCGTGATTTTTTTCGTTTTTTTCTTTTTTTTCTTCTGGAGTCAACTTATTTCTTTTTCTGTAGGCTAATATCACTCCAATTAATTTTAATAAAAATAAAAAAAAACCACAATTCCATATTATATTATAATATGTAGCCCTTTTATCGTGACATTGCTTTAATGTTTCTCTTAAAAAATACTTTACACCTGGTTCGGTTAAAGTTGGACCATTTACTGAAAACATCTATATACTTATTAAAAGCAAAAAATGAAAAATATAATACATAATTATTATATACAATGATTTCGGCAGGTTTTTCAATAGGTATATTTGGATTTTTAACAATTACATATTTTTTATCTAAGTTCTTTTTAATTGATAGAAAAGGACCCCCTGTACCATCTGGAACAGTGGCTACCACACTTTCTTTAATGTATGTTGTATTAGTCGTGGTATCACAATTATTTATCAATGTTCGAAATTCTTCAGAACTTTGCAGTGGCACACCTCAGATTGTAACTTCATTTATTTATACGATTATTCCAAATTTCTTTATTTTAGGGCTTATAATGATAATAATGAAAATATTGCCCGGATGGAAATCACCCTTTTCCAACACTATTGGGTATTTGACAGTGTATATGTTGGGTGTTGGTGGTGCATTTTCTGATTTATTGAAATCAAACAAAACCGATGGGATTAATTTGGGACCATTGATACAAAAAATTTGCGATAACCAGGCAATAGTTATAAATGAAATAACACCATTCAATTTCGAATTATTCTTAAACAAGATGAATAAAGATAAACTACTAAAATCTGGTTATAGAAGTAAACCGGCATATCACAAATTATGGGAATATGTCGTTTTAAAAGATTCAATTGCTGAGTTTATGTGGATAGGATTGTGTGGAGCTTTAGTTATTTCTACTACATTTAATGCCTTATTGGAAATTTCGTGTGATATTCCAACGGCGCAAAGAAAAGCCGCTGCTGCTAAATTTGAAGCACAAACAGCTAAAGCAAAATCGGAAGAATCAAAACCAAAATTATTTACCGTGCAAGATTAAAATTTTAATTTAGGAATTGCTAAATAATATAAGACAAATAAATAACTAAGAATTGCTAATAAGAGTGCTACTAACCAATTGGGTATTACTGTTTTTTTTTTGTATCCAATGCCAAACTGTCGTAAGGACCCATCTTCATTATATAGAAAATGTGGTGCGTACACCTGTACTAGACAAAATATAACAACAAAAATGACAATGGCTACTGATGTAATATTACGTCGAATAAATGATCTATACATAATAATTTATATATAGATTAGTTTTTATTAATTTACTTCAATATCCTTCATCACCGTCTCTCTCTCCAAAATCATCATCATCCGCCATTTCAGCAAATGATGTCATTAACTCGGCATTCATGCGTTCTCTGTACACTTGTTCTTCTACTTCTTCAAGTCGATATATTTCCCTGTTTCTTGCTGTTACTTCATCGTTGTTGTTTAACCGTAATTCCATCAACATGTCATCCTCTATTTCTTGTCTTTCTTTATCATATTGGTCAACATCATATTCATACAATGCTCTCGTTTGACCCAAACTCCATTTACCCAAACGGTGTTCTTTGAGAATATTTTCTACTTCCCTCTCGGGCTTGGCTAAATCTCCCAAACTTTTTGTGATTTTATTTTTCTCTTTTTCTTTAGCTTTCAACACATTTTTAGTAATATCTTCATTATTTAAATTCATCTTGGATTTTTGATTCTCCATTATTGAGATATATGTTCCTAACAAAGAAGCTACTTTTTTCTCGAGTTTATCTTTTTTACCTTCTAAAATTTGTTTACGAACAGAATCTTCTATCCCGGCATCATCTGTTAAACCTAATAATTGTAATTCCCTTTCTTCATAATCATCCGCTTCCAAATCCATATCAACTGATTTAATATATATAAATATACTGCATAACATATAAAATTTTACTAATTTTCCCAATATATTACCATTCATGATAGTACTTTCAATCGTATTATTTATTAATACTAAGTCCGCAAATAAACTGGTTGCATCCATTAAGTCTATAATATCTTTGCTTTGTTCTTGAATATACTTTAACACCGGAAATAGTTCATCATCTTTATAAAATTTTTGCAAACTACTTGTTTCACTAAAAATCAAAGCTTTAACATCTGTAATATGTTTTTCACTGATTTTCCAATTTGGAGGTAAAACAACCGTCTTATAATCAACGCTATTCATAATCATATTTGGATACACGCGCATTATATTCTTAATAAATGTGTTGTAAAATGTGAACATTGTAATACTTGTTTCATCTTCCTGTGTCATATATATATTTTCACCTCTTAATTTCCAATCATTCATGTTGTCAAAAAATGTTTCTGCTGCCGTTTTTGCCTCTTCATTATGTAAAAATAATAGAATTTGCGTTTTAAAATGTTCGATGTTTTTATCTAAAAATACATTCATAGCCAAATAACTTTCATTATTACCTTGTCTTATTGTATCAAATGTATCTATTAGAGCTGTAAACGCATCCAATATATCGAGATTGCAAATAACAGGCGCTTTCTTCTGTTTTAATTCTGTAATTTTAAGTTCCAATGCTTTTCTTTCGCTTAATCTTACAGGATGAAGATTTATGTCAATAATATTGGTTTTATTAACTGATGCTAGAATGTGATAAAAGGTGGTTTGCGAAATAACAATACCTTCGCGTTTTAATTTGTCGATACTATCATGCATAACTTTTCGAACACCATCTTCATCCTTGTCTTGTGCTAAGCCGTCCTTCATTCTTTTACGCATTTGTTGCACAATTGGATTTCGGCATATATTACGAATATGTTCTGCAAATGGAATATTAAATTCACAAAATCGTATAAATGACAAATAAATGGTCTCTTCGGAAAAATGTTCCGATAATTGTTGATATTTTAAATGGGTATCTAATGGTGAAAAAATATAATTGACTGTTTCATAACTCGCGGCTATATTTAATATACGTTCCAAATTAACAACTATATCATTATACCTTTTGATACCTCCTTCCTTATCCATAAAATAACGAATTGTTTCACGAATACCTTCGTTGCAACACGCATTTTCTAACATAGGTTCGTCAGATAAATTTTTTAATAGGGGAGCTTCTTTATTAACAACTCTTTGAATTAAATCTTGAATATGAAACGAAAATGCTATTAGTTTACCGCGTAATGTGTTTAACTGACCAAATTGATTATTTGACCCACTTTGTAAATTTGCGATTAATACATTTTCAAAAGTACTGCTTATATTAGAAATTTGTTTCATTTTTACTGGAAACAATGGTGGTAAAAATGTATTCCACTGTCTAACATCAAACAATTCAGGAATATCATCTTCGACATTCTGTTCAGAATATGCTCTTTTAGATTCTAATTTATGCTGTATTACAGATTTATCAAGAATTGACACTATTCGTTTCTTTACTTTTTCAGCAAATTTGATAGTAACACTTTCTTCTTTTAGTCTATTAATTTTCGGTAGTGCTGACCAAGGTCTAGTATTTTGTCGCAGCTTCAAAATAACACACACTAAATATAACAATGACGATGTTTCGCCATCTGGGTCCACGGGGAATCCAATGAATGAGCGCACACAACCAGGAAATGTCTTCTTTGTAATAATAGATGGTATCATTGTCTGAATAGCAATTAAATAATACGATAAAGCGAAGGTAAGAAGAGTGTCATCATGCGCGATTTCATATTCGGGAAATTTTTTACCGGTTTTCTTTTGTCTTTCTTGTTGCCTAGCATTATATGTTGGTTTTGTCCCTATATAATGTTTTATATCTTCAACCACATGACTAATTACGAAATCGAATTCTGATTCCGTATTAATTCCCATGCTCCTATCCAACATACTTAATACTTTATAAATCATTTCAGCATCGGGCGATTGAAGTTGTGGCATTTTCTTATTACTCATATTAATCAGAACATCACCAATGTCTTTCTCCAATACTTCTCTGCTAACAATTTTATAACCAGTATCATCAAATCCTTCACCTGTATCATATTCTATTGTTCTGATTGCATAACCACTATATTTATCAACGATTTTCTCTCCATCATCGCTTATTTGACCTCTACTTGCACACACTTGTTCCAATACAGTTTTATATTCTCCTCTTGCAAAGGCTTCTGCTAATTCAGTGTAAAATGTAGGTAATAATTGCACATCTGTTTTTTTACAGTAATACCAAAATTCATTTTCTGAATCTGTAGCACTCCAATATGGTTCTCTACACACTTTAGATACAAAAGTTAAGATATTAGATTGTTTTTGCACAAAATCGGATTGTGACAGAATATGGTCTCTTAAACTAGCATAAGGAGAAACAACTATTTCTCTATCCTGGATTTTCTCTCCAATAGATTGCATCAACATATCATCTTTTAAAAATCTATGCAATTTTATTAATTTTAACATGGGTAATCTATTTTCATAAGTTTTAAGGTCTTCATTTAATTTATCAACTAATTGTTGATACTCCATATTAAATTCCAAATCAAATTGCTCTAATATTTCCTTTGTTAAATCACTGCGCACCTTCTCTTGACCTATTGGTAATGTACTACACTGACTTTTAATTTGCAAACAACTTTTCTTGAGATTACAAAACATATCACTGCCTGGTTGCAACCCATCTAATTCACCATCTCTTACCCATCTATTATCATTTGTTCTTCTATAATATAATAATTCTCCGTCGTCACCCATGTAAGCATAATCCCCTTCAGACACTCTGCGTTTTCCGTGGGTTAATGCATCTGATTCTGTAATTGCCTGTGAATCTGTCAAGCCGACATTCTTCATTAAATGATTAAAAATAAAATCTCTATAGGCTGCATCATCCATACCATCACGGATTTCTCTGAATTCTTCTCCCACATCATAACGCGTTACATCATATTTCTTATCAAAATATACATCAGTCGAATCATCATCATCCCTTAACTCATCAATATCCATATAATGTTTTGCCAATACAAAATTTTTACACTGGATATCTTTACTCTCTAAAGCGGTAATCCCCGCATCTGTTTCTTTTTGAACCTGATCTAAAATAGCGTGAATATCCACCGGTTGATATAAATCAATATCTTTCAGTGTTACCATTGTTGAAAATAATCGCATATTATCAATGCCTATCATTGTATCTAATACAACAGTAGAGCAGATAGGTTGATTCGTTAGACCATACATAGTGAATACACTATCAGCGCCATTTCTTGCGTCTAATAAATTAAATAACATACTATCATTTGTTTTTGGCAAATTTCCATATGTGGCTTTCAAATAGCGTTGTATATCTGTAGTACTGTTAATAAAATCGCGTTTTAATATTAATATTCGTTCATCCATGAATCTCACTATATTTTCATATTGTTTGAATGTTATATCATCTGGATATATGAGAAATGGTTCTAAATATTCTATGATTTTCAAATAAGAGATTCCTTGTTGATGTTTTATAATAAATTTTTTAACCAAATCAAATAATATTTTTGTTTTGGGAACTAATTTTTCTAGGAAATCTTTATATGCTACTTCTTGATTTCTGTCGTCAAAATTATTTTTTTGTGAAAATTTAATAGCTTTGTATCCTTCCAAAAAATTTTGAGGATTATACTTCGGTGCTTCGTCGCTTTCTTCAACAATAGTTTCATCCGTTACCGATGTGCTATTATTTAAAATGGAAAAGTAATTAAATATCAAATGATTTAATTGTGCCTTCAATAATATTGATGTACTTGGTAAATTGATTTTAGAATAAATTAATGCTGGTTCGGGTAAAGTTAAAAATCCCGTAATAGCCATTTTATCGTTACTAGCTATTTGAACTCGTTTCCCAGTACTTAATGGTTTCTTGATATCAGAGGAAGTTATATGAGATAGAGCTTTGTTATAAGAACTAAGAACAAAACGACATCTATGAGGAGCTTGATTTTTGGCCGTGGTTGAATCAAAATTGTCCAAATTATCCAGAACAGCTAATATATTTGTATTAACGCTTTTTTCTATTATAACATCGACTTTATCAGTTGGGAGTGCAAAAGGTTCTAATTGATTATTAAGATTGCGATATAAATATAAGTATTTATTTTGCGCGTCAGGAACACTATTCGTTTTAAATTCATTCACTAATCGTGCAATTTCTATTTGACTTTCCGCAAGAGTAGTAGAAATAAAATCTACATCCGCTTCATCATCGACGTTGATATTATATAATTTTTTCCTGTTTTTAACAATTGGCAAACACCAATATAATTTCTTGTTTAATTTTTCTAATCTTTCCACTAAAGGTTTATATTGCGCAGTTTTTACAATGGGTTTGTCAATACCATCGTTGGTTAGAATAGAAAATATTTCCCGTAATTGTTTGAACCGTTCTATCATAATATGTATTTTGTTTAATACCAGCGGAGTTCGTTTGGTTGTCGGTATAGAAGATAATAAATCATCTAATAAATCGTTCGTCTGTGTTTCCAAACCAAATCGTTTTTCGGTTACTTTTACAGGAATCAACTCAGTAATCTCTTCTAAACTTTCTCCAAAAGTAATTGAATCAGCATCCAACAATACCTGTTTTAAATGGGTATAAACATTTATGACTGACTGAACTTCTAAAATATCCTCGTCCAATGGTTCAAGCTCTTCTGGGCTTAACTCTAAATCAGGTATATCCTCTTTTGCTTTTGGAGGCTCAAATGAGCGAATATTTTCGATTGGTAAATCTAATGGTATGCCTTTATAAGCAAAATCTATATATAGTTTTTTATTATCTCCATATGTTGAAATTTCTATCATATCATTTTCTAAATCGGTTATTTGACCATTTATTGTTAAAGGTACATCTCCTCCCAATCGAATGCTTATCCATGCACCTGTTGTTAAACCGTTTTGCCTTGCATATCCTTTCTCAACCGGACGACTAATGAATTCGATGTCTTCTATACTTTCATCTGTAAACTGATTGTCTAGGATATTTACTACTATTTCCTCTAAGGTTTCAGGATTTACCAAAGTAGCTCTATTTTCATCTAAATAATCAATGTAAAAAGTTATTTGATCAAGATTGCTATTATCAGGTGCCCCAAGTCTAATAATATCACCTAATTCTAAAAAATATTCTTGTTCAGGTTGTTCTTCTGCAGACATTATCTTATACTTATAGTAGAAATTATCTCAACACCGAAAACTGATTTTAAAATCTAATTAAAGAGAATCATACATACATATAAAATATGCCTGATACTCTAACCATACACCTAGACCAATATTTTGATATTACTTCATTACCAAACTGTCCGGAAAATTTACAACACAAGACGGTTATTCGCGAAGATACTGTAAAATGGTACTTCCTACAATATATTAAAAATAATTTGTGCGAAGCAAATTATAAAACGGATGGTTTATTTCGCTCTGTATTAACGGATGGTAAGAAAGTGTATGTATACTCTCCACCCAAATCTCTACCATTCTCATCGGTAAAAGATGATAAATACGATGATTATATTCTAGAAGAATTGGTAGAAGGCACAATGATAAATTTATTTTGGAATGATTATTTAAATGAATGGGACATTGCTACGAAAAATAGTTTAGGAGGCAAATACTCATTTTATCAAGATAACAAAAAAACATTTCGCACAATGTTTCTTGAAGCTATGAATAATCAACAGATTGAATTTGACCATTTTAATAAAAATTTGTGTTATTCATTTGTTTTGCAACACCCAGATAATAGAGTCGTAATCCCTTTTAAAACAACTAATCTAGTACTAACTGGATTATATAAAATAGAGGGAACAAATGTTACCGTCCTTGATAAACATCAATGTAAAGTTCCCAATATACTATTTCCTAAAACACTAGAACAATATTCAGACTATAAAGGATCGTCATGGCAAGATTTGGAAGATTATTTTAATCAAATGAATTTAGATTATCGTATTACGGGAACAAATATTTACAGTCCTTCAACAGGATTACGCAGCAAATTAAGAAATCCAACATATGAATATGTGCGTAGATTGAAAGGAAATAGCCCTAAAATTCAGTTTCAATACTACTCATTGCGACAGGTGGGTAAAGTCGGCGAATTTTTGAAATATTATAAAGAATACAGAACCACTTTTTCACAACTAAGAAATGATTTACATCAATTTACAATGCAGATTTGGGGAAATTATAAAAGATGTTATGTGCAAAAAGAAAAACCTTTGATAGAGTTTCCCAAGAAATTCCGGGTTCATATGTTTAATCTACATCAAATTTATATAAATGATTTGCGCGAATTGGGGCATTACATATCAAGACAAATAGTTATCAAATATGTAAATTCATTAGAGCCAGCAAAGCTTATGTATTCTATGAATTATGACTTGCGTCATTGTGAAAATGATGCTAACGTCGCCCAAAAAGAGCAGATGTAGATTTGAATATTTCTTAATCTTCGTCAATGAGAATTTCAAGTTTTGATTTCAGAGCAGCAATCTCAAACTCTTGTTTTTTCATTATACCTATCATTGTAGTAAATATAGGTATAATATCATCATAAATCTTGATTTTTTGAGGAATTTCTAAATGTTTCCATTCGTTTTGTAATATTCGGTGGCGTTGGTCCATTGGAATATTATTCACCCATTCATCCATTTTACTTAAATTATCTTTGAATTTCTCTAATGTTAGAAATGGAGGTTGATTTTTTCTTGTTTGGTTTCGGATTTCTCGTTGTTCTTCATGAGTATAATTATGTTTACCAAATTTTAATACAAGCATACGATTATCAGGCATAATTTTACCTTCAATGTTTTTAGCCAATTCACCAACTTGTGTTCGTAATTTTATAATTGTACCATCTAATTCTAATCTACGCTTCTTTTCTATCTCCAATTCTATCTCTTCCTGAAGAACGCGCTGTTGTTCTTTGAGTTTATTTTCATCTTCTTTTAATGCTTCGAGTTTGTAAATTAAATAGGATGTCATTTTTTTATTTATATAAAAAATAATTAATTTAATTCAAATTTTTATATTTGACTCAATTAGTTAAATTCTTCCATAATACCAGCTAACACTATGATAGCATCATCGCACGCATTTCTTATAAGTCCTTTCCCTGCATTTATCAGGGGAATTTGCTCTTCCTCAAAAGGGTCCACCATAAATCCCATCCGGATAATACTATGTTCATCGTGTGGATGATTTTTTCTAAATCCCACATATGACAATGTTTTCACTTTTTCGCCTTGATAATAATTCTTGTTGAGAACATATTCTATAATTTTACCCACTGTATATCCCAAACCATCCAATCTCACATCAACCGCATTTTCAATTGTCGATACCGATTTTTCAACAGGAAGATCTCCAATCGCTTTTTGTCCGACTTTTGTTAATTTTTCTATTAAAATTTCACAAGCTTTTTTGATTAGGTTTTCATTGGTAAACACGCCAAGTGTCTCAACTTTAAATTCAAAACTATCTTTCTTAAAATATCTCAAGCCTTCATGATTATACCAATTCTGTTGCAGTAAAGCAATTACCTCAGGGTTTTCCTTTTCTTCTGCTGAAATTTCAGCCATTTTTGATTGCCACGCATCGTCTTGTTTTATCTTATCAGGGGTGAATTTGTATGCGCTAGTTGAAGCAACATTAAATGCACCATCCTCCGCTGCTGTATGCATTGACATTTTAGCACTAATGGACAACTCTTCTCCAGGAGCAATTGTTGATACTTGTGGTCTTAATCTAGCAAACAGAATAAAATCACCTGTGATAGGACACGGCGGAAATATTTTTCGCACTGCTGAATCCTGTAAATGTTTTCCAGTTGTAGTATTTTTAATTTTGAAATGTTCTGTGGTAACATCTATTGTATTTTCAGATTCGTTTTTGAGATTGATTTCCACTACCAACTCCTTGTATGGAAGATCCAAATCCGAAATATGTACAGGGATACACATTAAACGCTGTTTCAAAATTTCATTATTCAACCTCGAAGTATTAATATGAATATCCGCATCATTTTTATCATGGGGAAAACAATTAAATACTAATGTAGGAATGTCGGATAATATTGTTCTACGAATTGCATTTATATAAGACACATTTACACCATCTACGATAACTGTTAAAATACCATTTTCTTCCCCTTTAAAAGATATTAAATGACTATCAGCTTTAGGATTCTTAACTATTTCAGCGCTCATTATTTTGCTATACATAAATATTTTATTATTATATCAATTTTTTATTGAGTTATATTTCTTGTTTCAATTACTTTGGTAATATTAGATGAGTTCTGTCTTATATTATAGCAAATTTTGCAAACATTGTAAAGAACTAATAAATACAATTGCCAGATCAAAAACAAAAGACGACATTCATTTTGTATGCATTGATAAAAGAGAAAAACATACAGATGGGTCAATCCACGTTGTTTTAGAAACAGGACAACGTTTATTATTACCTCCTAATATTACTACTGTACCAGCTGTTTTATTATTGCATCATGGAAATCGTGTTGTTACAGGTATTAAAGAAATAACCCATTATTTAAGTCCTGGTGAAACGACAATTATGAATCAAGCAACTAATTTTAATGGTGAACCTTAAGCTTTCTCATTTTGTGAAATGGGGAATAATTTATCTGATAATTATTCTTATTTGGATCAAAGCGCCGATGATTTGGCCGCAAAAGGAGATGGTGGTACACGCCAGATGCATAATTATTGTAATATAACGCAAAATGATACAATTGCAACGCCCCCTGACGACTATGAACCAAATAAAATTGGACAAGTAGATTTAGGTAAAATGCAAATGGAACGTGCAAATGAGGTTAGACAAAAACGGTAATAATCATTTAAAAAAATCATGATAAATATAACATAATATGAGTATTTTAAAAGCTTTCACCGGACATTTAATAGAATTTGCTAATGAAATAAGAAATGTATTTCCAAATGACTCTCATCTGCGAACAAGTGGTGTTTTTCTTGAAGGTTTGGTTAAAATAAATCCAAAATCAATTATTGTTGGGTGGAAAGAATGTGTTAACGATTTATACAAAGACCAAATCTTAAAAGGTAATTTAGAATACTTTATTAATAAAGACTATAATAAAGATTTAGAAGGGAGCGATAATAAAGGAAAGATTTTAACAACAATTGATTCTTTTCGTGATAAAATTAGAAATATGGGAGATGATAACAAAAAAAAGTCTATGAAATATATTCAGAATTTAACTAAATTATGCAATTTGTATTTTCAAAACAATAGTGTTTAGTTTCACTTAAATAATTTATTTGATTTAGATATATAAATGTCCAAATCAAATACTCCTGTTTCAGAAGAATTCTGCAAAGCAATGAAAGATTTTGCAACAGACCTTTTAACAACATTTCCAGAACACTCTGGCACATTAGACCCCGGTTTAGTTGATATACTGGATAATAATAATAACACTGAATCAGTAAGTGTATTATTTAATTACGTTAAAGAACTATATCCTAAGCGATTTTTCGATTTTCTATATCAAAATGAAGATATTTTTACAAATGACGAGATTGATACACATTTTCTACCTGGTATTGAATTTTCGGAATTATGGACCCAAGAAATTACTGAAAACACAAAATTAGTAATATGGAAATATCTACAACTTATACTATTTTCGGTAATTAATAATGAAAATGATGGTAAATCATTTGGCGACACTGCAAAATTATTCGAAGCAATCGACGAAGAAGAGCTTCGAACAAAGTTGAAAGAAACCATGGAACAGATGTCTAATATCTTTGATATGAGTGGAGATAGTCCATTTTCACCCGATGCACCC